CGTGAAGAGCAAAAGATCTTTAATCTATTATGTGCTCCAAACTATGAAGAATTAGCAAACAACCTTGTAGCACTAAACAATGAGCGTAACAATACTGGATTTGTTCTAAGTGATACACCTATGCGTTTAGAAGACACAGGAACTGCTATCACTAATTGGGCAACAAATGCCAATGGTGATGGACTGACTACTGCTGATCCATATTTTGGTGTGTTTTATCCAAGTTGTCAAACTACAGACTTATCTGGACAAACAGTTGTTGCACCAGCAACACACATGATACTGAGAACTGTGATACGTTCAGACGATGTAGCATTTCCTTGGTTAGCACCTGCAGGTACACGACGTGGTACTGTTGATAATGCAAGTCAAATTGGATATGTAAATGCTCAAACAGGTGAGTTTGTTCAAACTGCGGTAAGACAAGGTTTGAGAGATACACTATATGAAAACAGTATAAATCCAATTACTTTTATTCCTGGATCAGGTATACTTAACTATGGTAACAAAACAACATTTACTGGTAGTTCACTTGATAGAATAAACGTTGCAAGACTTGTAGCATTTATCAGAGGTAGACTAGAAACAATTGGTAAGAACTTTGTTTTTGAGCCAAACGATACCACCACAAGAGATGAAATCAAAAATGCAATTGAGAGCTTGATGATTGATTTAGTAGCAAAACGTGGTATATATGACTATTTGGTAGTTTGTGATACTTCTAACAACACACCAGCTAGAATAGACGCCAACGAATTATATGTTGATGTTGCTATCGAGCCAGTTAAAGCAGTTGAATTTATCTTCATACCTGTAAGAATTAAGAACACAGGCGAAATTGCAGCTGGTAACGTAGCAAGCTCGGCTGCGGTAACGTAAGAACAAGAAAAAATACAAAATGGAGCTTCGGCTCCATTTTTTTGTGGTCAAAAATAGATAAATAAAATTATAATAAGGAGAATTATAAAATGGCCGTATCATCGCTAACAAGAATGACAGTTCCTTTGGCATCAGACCAATCAAGTCCAACTCAAGGACTGTTAATGCCAAAACTAAAATACCGCTACCGGGTGGTATTTGAGAACATGGGCGTATCTACACCTAGAACAGAACTTACCAAACAGGTAATGACTTTTACTAGACCTACTATTAACTTTGAAGAAATTGAAGTACCAATCTACAACAGTAGAATCTATCTTGCTGGACGTCAAACATGGGACGCTGTTTCAGCTACATTTAGAGATGACGCAGGTGGAAACGTAAGTAGATTAGTTGGTGAGCAAATACAAAAGCAAATGGATACACTAGAGCAGGCATCAGCAAGTTCAGGTATTGACTATAAATTCGTTACACGTTGTGAAGTATTAGATGGTGGTAACGGAACAAGCACACCTAATGTACTTGAGACATGGGAATTATATGGTTGCTTCTTAGTAAGTGCTAACTATGGTGACTTAGACTATGCATCAAACGATCCTGTAACAATTGAATGCTCATTACGTTATGACAACGCAGTACAGACACCACTTGGAACAGGAATTGGATCTACAGTAGGAAGAACACTGGGTGACGTTGTAACTGGCTAATTAAGTTAGAGGAGTAACTTATGGCTTTTGGTGACGATGTACTCAAAGGATTTTTTGGAAACGACTTTTTAAGAGATTATACACATGCGAGTAAAACATTTCGCAGTAATAACTCGGCGCTTTCTCCACGTCGAAAGTTTTTATTCCATGTAGTCTTCAACATCAATTCATTTTTAATTCCACAACTCCAGGCAGTGTTTAAAGCACAAGATGTTGCAAATCTCAGTTTACTGGTAAAAGAAGTTAAACTTCCAGCATACAAATTTTCTGTTGACACTATGAATCAATACAACAGAAAGCGTAAAGTACAAACACAAATTGAATATGATCCAATTACATGCGTTATGCATGACGATACCAGCGATCTTGCAAGAGAACTGTGGTACAACTATTATGCATACTATTATAAAGACGCTAGCCAAAAATACCTTGAGGCCGCAGTAACAAACGGTAGTCTTGGACAGAACGCCAGTGGAGTTGATCCAGGAGCGGCTTTTCCTTATGGGTTCAGAGACATCTATACACAAGACAGAGAAATCAATGACTGGGGATACATTGGTGAAAGCTATATGGATGGTCCTACTGATACTAGAGGCGGCAAGCCAGCATTTTTTAGAGATATCACAATATTTGGATTCAACGACCATCAGTTTGCGGCTTATGTTTTAGTGAATCCAATCATTAGTTCTTTCGAACATGATACCTACAACTACTCCGAAGGTGGCGGCATCATGCAAAATACGTTCACTTTTGAATATGAAACAGTCAAGTATTATCATGGTGCTATCAATGGTAGTTCACCAAATGATCAAATCCCAAGTTTTGGTAATAATGCAAACTATGATACAACAAAATCACCATTGGCTCGTCCTGGTGCCACTGCTACAATATTTGGACAAAGTGGACTAATTGATGCTGGTGCAGGAATTATTACAGATTTAAGTGCTGGAAATCTTGCAGGTGTTGTTGGAGCCATACAAAAAGGCGGTACTGCTTTTGAAACTTTTAAAGGACGTGACCTTAATGAAATGTTTAAAACTGAATCAACTAATATGGCCAGAAGTGTAATAAAACAAGATCTACCAGGTGCAGCTAGAGGTAGTGGCTTTTTTCCTAAGCAGGCTAGATTCACGCCACTTAACGAACAAGCTGCAACACTTAAACCTGCTAATACTGGAACAGATCAAAATCCTACTAACCTAAACGGACCAATAACAGTGCCGAACCAAGTTGGTAAAAATCCAAATCATAGAGGCTAGTATGGCAACAATAAACTATCCAAATCCAGGAACTGATCCAACTGTTAGAGCATTTGATGATTTTTATCAGCGTGAACTTGTAATTGATCAAAATCAATATGATACTGTGTACAGTTTTTTTGCAAGTATTTTTGCAAGTAAAGATCAAGCAGAAAATTTTACACTCAGCGTATTTCAAATCAGTGAAGATAATAGTGAGTCAGTTGAAAATATCTTAAATCAACTCCGTAATCAAAATACTATACAAATTACTGCCACTCTTGCTTATTATCTAAATAATCAACGCAGTAACACCACATTACTTGGTATAACTTCAATTTCTACTCCAAATCAGTATACTGCACGCAATATCTTAATATAGGTGAACTATGGCTAACAAGTTCCAACAAGGACCTTACGTAGTTCTAAATCCTCAAAAATATGCAGGAAAAGGTGTGCCCAAGTATAGAAGTGGATGGGAACTTGCGTTTATGCGTTTTTGCGATAGTAACGATCACATTATATCATGGTCGAGTGAAAGTCTAGTAATTCCTTACGTAAATCCACTCACTGGCAAGAAAACAAGATATATTCCTGACTTTTTAATACAATACAGAAACAAACATAATAAGGTTGTTACTGAACTAATCGAAATAAAACCAAAAAAACAAAGTGTGTTGGAAAGTAAAGCAAGCAATCGAGATCGTGCAATAGTAGCCATAAATTATGCAAAGTGGGCAGCCGCACAGAAATGGTGTCAGCGTAACGGTTTGATATTCAGAGTAATTACAGAGGATGACATTTTCCGTCAAGGCGGAAAACGTAAATAAGTAAAATGAAGACATGTGAACTGTGTAACACTAGATTTACTTGCGATCCTAATTATACTTGTTGGTGCATGATTAAACCATTGGTAGCAATTAACACAGAGTTAAATGACTGCATATGTCCAAAATGTCTAAAGGAAGCACATGACCAAGAAACTAGAAGAACTGTTTGAACTACCAACTGATGAAGGATTATCAGAGGAAGTAATGCCTGATAATGTACCTGAAGCTAAACCAGAAAACAACGAGATAATGCAGAATACACTCAGTGAGCTTGATAAAGTACAAGCGGCATTGCCACAAGTACGAGGATTAGAAGCCAGCGATACAGAAATGGACGATCTTGCTGATAAGGCCACCAAAGGATTTGATGACCTAATGGATTTAGGTATGAATGTTGACAGCAGATGGGCAAGCGATATTTTTGGGGTGGCAAGTACCATGCTTGGACACGCTATAACTGCTAAAACTGCAAAACTAAACAAAAAACTTAAAATGGTGGATCTACAACTGAAAAAAGCAAATCTCGACCAAAAAGTGATATCTAACAATGAAGACATTGCAACCGGAACTGGTGTTGTGCTAGATAGGAATGCACTCCTGGACAGGTTATTAAACAAAGACAAAGAAGAGAAATGAGCTCTATTCTGCTAAATACTGCATAGAAGGAAAATAAGATGAAATCATTTGCACAATACCTTGTAGAAACACGTCAAACATTTGATTATAGAATCAAAATACTTGGCGATGTTGATGCAGAACTAATAAATGCTTTGGAAGAAAAACTCCAACAGTTCGACGTTGTAAGTATGACACAACCAAAGAGTACTCCGATCCAAAAAACCTTACCTGACTTTCCAGAAGCTGAAAATGATAGTGTTACATTTATGGATGTTACTTTTAACTACCCAGCAACACCGCCACAGATTACACAGATGGCTGAACTTCTTGGAATGAATCCAAATCATATCATCATACAATCAAAAGAGTATGCTGATAGTGTAGAAGAAGAGCGTAAAGGTTATGAAGAGCAACCTGATCCAGTGCTTGGCACAGAAGAAGGTGAACAACCATCTGAACAAAGCAAAAAAGCCAGTGAATACTATGCTGCTGATCCTTATAAAAGAGAAGTAGTTGGCAACGAATATTCCAGTGATTTCACAATAGCAGGTGGTAAAACTCCTCCAGCAAAATTCAACACAGATACTCCTAATAGTGTAGATAGCCCTATTATGGGTACTAACAAGATTCCGGTCGTAAAAGCCTCCAATGGTAGTTCGGCTCCGGAGAATCGCAAAGACGGCCCTCCGGGTAAAAACAAAAAATAAAGGAACCTACAATGGACAACATATACGACACACTAGCAAAACT